TAAGGACTTTTCTAAGGGATTTAAGAGTGGATATAACTACGGTCTGTATAAGAAAAATGACTTCTCACCACTAAATATTGGGGGAATACAGGGAGTAATTATCTTCACTGGACTTCCTGTTCCAGAAGTAGCACAAGGAGCATTTGGTCTTGACAGAACCCAACAGCAAGGACTCTTCGAACTCTCTCGACTCTGCATCCACCCAGATACGCAGTCACAAGAGTACAACATTACTTCTTGGTTCGTTGCAAAGGCGATTAAAAGATTTAGAAAGGACACAAAAGTCAGAGCGATTATTTCGTATGCTGACAGTGACTTTCATGGCGGTACAATTTATCGCGCTTGTAACTTTAGGTATTGTGGTCTCACCGAAGCTAGAAAAGACTTCTATTTTGCAGACGGCACCAAGCATTCTAG